GCCAAGAAACAATTGCCGGACTGCTACCGCTATGTCTTTGGTCAATCCTTCCAAGACACAGAGGTACTGAAGTCTACTGAGCGTCTGGGTACTCTGAAGGTCTGGGAAGAGCCTGTTGACACTGCCTACTACGTCATAGGTGCTGACCCTGCTTACGGCAGCAGTGATTGGGCAGACAGGTTCTGTATACAGGTCTACAGGGCGTATGCTAACGGGTTAGACCAAGTGGCTGAGTTTGCTACTGCTGAGATGAACACCTATCAGTTTGCGTGGGTGATAGCGCACTTGGCAGGAGCCTACAAAAACTCTACACTCAACTTAGAAATCAACGGCCCCGGTCAGGCTGTCATCAATGAGATTAGAACCTTGAAGCGCATGGCAGTGAGCATGGGTAACAAGATGGGGTCTGACCTGATGGACGTACTTGGCAACATGTCCAACTACCTTTGGCGGCGTAATGACTCTCTTGGTGGGCCAAGCATGAGCATAGGCTTTCTGACAACCAGTTCTACCAAAGAGCGGATGCTGGCTTACATGAAAGACTTCTTTGAGCGTGAGATGATGAACGTCATGAGCATGGACTTACTAGAAGAGATGAAGACCATCGTGCGTGAGGACGGGTTTATAGGAGCGCCGGGTAGAGCCAAAGATGACCGGGTGATAGCCTCTGCCTTGGCAGTGGTAGCCTTTGCAGAGCAAGTACAGCCCCGCCTGATAGCCGCTAGGATTACCCGTGAGGTGAGTAAATCACAGGAAGACTACACAGCAGAACAACTCTCTGTTGGCAGAAACGTCAGTGACTACCTTAAAAAGATAGGAATGTACGGCTCATGATTATCCTAACTAAGAAAGAACTGCTGCGGCAGATGCAAAAGTTTTGTGCTGACAAGGAAAGAGGCATCTCTATCCCCCTGTTTTGCGAGTTAGCGGGGATACACAAGGAGCATTTCCGAGATGTTTTTATCCGTCAGTGTGAACCGCTTACCGAATACATCCAGATGCGGGTCAACAAAGCCTATACGCAGTGGAAGGCAGGCAATGTCAAGGTAATGAGGCGCAGGGATTTAACTCGGTATGTGGAGTACAAGAAGACACCAGAACCCCCCATGATGGCGGGTATGGGGCTAAAAGTTACCTCTGACGGGATAAAAATCAGGGTGGGAATGGTCAACCGCCATGATTACAGTGAAACTGACCTTAACGAAGCACTTAGAGGGTAACTATGGCTATCTTGAGAGACTACTACTGCGAATCACACGGCATCTTTGAGGCATGGGAGCCTGACTGCCCTATGAAGCTATGCAAGGCTGCTATTTCTGTTGTACACCTTAAACCAGTGGGTACAAGGTCTGCAAAGACAGCAAAAACGGATAAAACACTGCAAGGATTAGCCAATGACTTTCAGATGACCGACATCAAGTCCACCAAAGAGGGTGAACACCAAACAGGCTATCTCAAGCGCAACAACAAGCTAACTGACAAACAATATGCCGAGGCTACAGCCGCTAGTGAGCACTTTGAGAGCCAAAAACCCAAAGAAGGACGGGCTGGTGACTCCGCAATCTGGGGAAATGGGGGTAACATCTCTATGAAATCCGTCCTTGGTGGACAATTTAAGTCCGTCATGGGAGAATCTGTAGGCATCAATCCCAAAGAAGCGGGGAACTTGACAGGGCCAAAACCTGCGTCTTATATTCCAGACCATGAAAACTTAACGGTTCCTAAATAATGAAAATTCCATCAGCCCCAATTGAAAGGGAAATTTTCTACCTTGACTTGATACAGAAGTGTCTAGTGTCAAGGGAAGACCGCAAGCCCGACTATGCGGGGTTGAGAAGTTATTATTTGTTTGGCAACGGGCCTAGTGAGACTCCCGCCATCTACAACAAAATCTATCCGCACATTGACCAACTAACCTCGTTCCTCTACTCAGCAGAGACAACCCGGTTTAGCATCAATATCGGCGCGGCGGTGGACGAAGCAGAACACACCAAGATTCCTGTTCTCACTCGTGCGCTCAACGATGAGTGGCTCAACTCCAATGCTGACCAAGTTTTCTCGCAAGCAGTCTCGTGGTCGCTGTGTTACGCCTCCACCTTTGTAAAACTGATTATCAATAACGGTATTCACCCCTACATGGTGGAGCCTGCCTGCATGGGTGTGCTGCGTGAGGACAGTCCTTACACTGACAGACAAGAAGCTATTGTCCAGACGTACTACATCACCAAGTCAGAGTTGTATGCCCGTCTGTACTCCCACCCCAAGCGGGAACAGATTGTCAAACGTGTCAGCGCCACTCAGCATGAGAGAACAGAAATTGCAAATGGCGTAGAGAAAATTATTCTCTCTGCCAGCAACCCAACCATGTACGGAAACGTCAATCTGGACTTGTCAGGCCTCAACAAATACAAGGCTGTTGTTGCAGAAGAGACAGTAGAGATGACCGAGTTATGGGTGTGGAACGATGACACCAGTGATTACCAAGTAGTTACCAAGGCAGACCCGGACATCATCGTTTATGACCGCAGCGGTGAATCCATCTTCCTAAAAGGTGAACTGCCCTTCATTCAGATTTGTCCTAATCCTCAATACGATTACTATTGGGGTACGTCTGAAGTTTCCCGTCTAATTTATTTGCAGCAGCTACGCACTAAGCGTATGGCTGAAATTTTAGATTTGCTGAGTAAACAGGTATCACCTCCTACCGCCCTGATTGGCTTTACTGGCATCTTGGATGAAAAGAACTTTGCTCTTAACCGGGCTGGTGGCCTGCTGGCAACTGACATGCCTAATGCCAAGGTGGAAAAGTTAGCGCCTACTATCCCGCCTGACTTGTTTAAAGAGATTGGTGAGATTGATGCCATGTTTGAAGAGGCATCTGGTATCTCTTCTATCCTGCAAGGCAAAGGTGAATCTGGGGTGCGCTCTACTGGTCATGCAAGTCAACTTGCCCGTCTTGGAAGCAGCAGGGCTAAGAAACGGGCGCTGGTTATTGAAGACAGCCTAGAGAAGTTGGCAACCTTGTATCTCAAGTGTATGCAAGTCTATGACAACACGCACTTTAAAGATGTCAAGGGCAATAAGTTCATTGCAGAGCAGTTCACCAAGGATTTTGTGGTCAAAGTTGATGCTCACAGTAACTCGCCCATCTTTATGGAAGATTTGCGCCAACTGGCATTCAATTTGTTCAAAGCACAGGTTATTGACAAAGAATCCCTGCTTGACTTGCTAGAACCTCCTATGAAGCAGTTGCTTAAGGATAGGTTGAAAGTCATGGAGCAAAAGCAGGCAGAGAAGGCGGCGCAGCAGCCACCACCTAAAGAAAAAGCACCCCCCAAGGAGCAATAATGGCAACACCCGGTTCACCAAAAGCAGGGGTTACTCAACCCCGTGCAGACCAGCCAAGAGTAAATACTCCCACCCTACAGAGGGGAGAATCCAGCCCCAACTTGACATATCGCCAAGTTGGATATAAAACTAGCGGTGGGCGAAGTCAAAGGGACTATGCTCGGCGTTGACCAACAGGAGTTTCTCATGTACAAAGCACACAAGCGCGGTCGTAAGACTCGCCGGTAAGTTTCCGTCAGGAAAAGGGTATGGCTGCTTCCCCTAGTAAGTAAGTGGCCGCCTCTATGAAGGAGCGCATTATGCGTAAAGGTCGTAAAGGACGTAAGTCTCGCAAGTAATCAAGGGTAAAACCTTGGTTGCCTAGAGCAGCGCATCATTGGTAGTTGGATGATAACTAACTGCCACCTATTGACAAATTGTTTGTATGTGTTACAAACGCGCCAAAGGAGTTAGTTATGGGTGTACCCTCAGATAAATTGATGGAGTTAATGCGAGGCAGTCGTTCTGCTGGCGCAGCAACCCCCGCTCCTTCCCCAGACCTCGGTGGTTCACCCGGCTCTCCCGCTATGTCGGATGCGGAAACCCCTCCGATGTCCAGCCCCATGTCCACACCAGAGCCAAAGATGGGTAGCAAAGAAGCTGCCATGATTAATGTTGGCATGGCAATGGATTTGCTAGAACAATCGCTCCCCGCCCTTGGGTCTGAGTCAGTAGAAGGGCAAAAGGCTCTTGCAGCTATTCGTTCCTTGACCGGCCTTATGGGGCCACGCAAGAACAAAACTAATGAGTTGCAGCAGTCTGAGATTCTGCAAATGTTGCAAACTCTACCTCAAGCTGGTGGCGCAAGCCCAGAGGGAAAAGCAATGGCAAGCGCGCCGATTCCCGGTATGCCCTCACCCGGCGCACCAC